GCTAGCTGCGAAGGGCTTTGGCACTGGGTCTGCCAGCTCTTTGCAGCCTATCGATGTCTCAGCACTTTTGGCAGCCCCGGAGCCCGAACTTGCGCAACTGCCTGCGACAGAGCCCGACACCAGTTGGCTTCCGAGATCTGTCGAATATGACGAGGACGAAGCTGATGTGTCCCCCAGTGTTCTCTACCGAACAGACGGACAGTGCTTACTGTACGCCGGCAAGGTCAATGCTATCTTTGGTGAGAGCGAATCTGGTAAGACTTGGGTAGCGCTAGAAGCAGTGCGCCAACAACTCGTACAAGGACAAAAGGTCTTTTACATAGACTTTGAGGACTCCAAGCGTGGCATTCGTGGCCGCCTAAAGGCGCTTGGGGTTCTCAGAGAGTCTTTTGAGCGTTTCCGGTATGCCAACCCGGACGGTCCATACGACGCGGTGGCTCAGCAGGCTCTTTTGACCTCGATTCGTGATTTTGCCCCGGCTTTGATAGTAGTGGACGGCGTCAATGCCGCCATGAACCTGCTGGGTCTTGACCTTGAAAAGAATAAAGATGCCACTCAATTCAGCCAAGTCGTCTTGCGACCTTTGCGCCTTTGGGGAGCGGCCATTCTAACCATTGACCACGTCACCAAGAGCAAAGACAGCCGAGGCAACTACGCCATTGGCGCTCAAGCCAAACGTGCAGATATTGACGGTGTCGCCATCTCGGTCGATGTCTCGATGCCATTCGGTCGTGGTTCCAACGGCAAGCTCAACTTGAAGGTCACCAAAGATAGACCCGGTTTTGTCCGCGGCATTAGTCAAGAAGCATCTTTTGTGGGCCACGTCGATCTCATCTCGCAACCCGACAACCGCATTGAGATCTCGATAGTGGGTGGGCAAACTGGCTTTAGCCCCCACGAGTATCTCATGCGCAGGGTGTCGGAGTTTATGCAAGACCACGGGGCAGAGTTGTCCACCAACCAAATCGTTCAGGTCATTGACGGCGGCACCGACCAAATCAAGAAGGCCCTTGCCCAGCTTGAGGGGCAGGGCTATCTTGGAATGCGACTTCAGGGGCAGGGGCGCTACTACCGCCACCTCAAGCCTTTCATTTTAGGGGCTCCTCAACCGCTCAAGGAATTGACCGACTTGACCGACCAATACTTGACCGACCGGTCAAGTTCCGCGACAGGAGACGACCGAAACTTGACCGACTTCGCCCCCCCCTATAAGGGGGGGCGGTCGGTGAAGTCGGTCAGTAATGCCGACGGTGAATCAGATGACTGATTTACCAGCTAAGGAGCATTTCTGTCCAAGATGCAACGCTGCGGTTTGGAAAGCCCAAGTGTGTGGTTTTAGCGTGGTTGCAGACTGCACCCCAGTGGACATCGAGACAGAGATTCTGTGCTATTATAAGAAGCGCAGGACATTCGGAGTATCGAGGTGGCGGCCTAGCTTCTACCTCGAGCTCCGAATTGGCGAAAGATACAAAAAGCAATATGAAGTGGTGCTCGCTCAACACGAGTGTTACTCACTCCAGTCAGTTTGGGTTCACCCAGATTACTGGCCAACACCAACAAAAACACTAACAGAACAACCAAGCTTCTAAAGGGGGGCAAAATGGCAGGACGTCTAATCGCAGTTGTCGGCGGCCAATATGGCAGCGAAGGCAAGGGCGCAGTCGCCGGGTATCTATCCTCAACATCTGAGGCACCATTTATGGGCATCAGAGTTGCAGGACCAAACGCCGGACACACAGTCTATGGGAAGGGGCCAAATGGCGAGGAGTCATACGCTTGGCGCCTACGCTCTATCCCAGTCAATGCAGTAACAGCACCGGAGTCTGACCTCGTAATCGCGGCAGGTTCTGAGATCGACCTTGAGGTGTTCAACCGCGAGCTTTCAGATCTCGACAAAGCAGGCTACGAAGCCAGCTCACGCATCATCGTGGACGACCAAGCCACAATTTTAGAACCACACCACCACGACATCGAAGCCGACAGTGCCATGCACGAGCGCTTAGGCTCAACTGGTAAAGGCATCGGTGCAAGCCGTGCTGACCGCATCATGCGCAAGGCCAGTCTGTTTGGTGGTGGCGTTGACACCAGCAAAGTCATTCGCGACCACTTGAAGATGGGCGGCACCGCACTCATCGAAGGCACACAGGGTTATGGCCTAGGTCTGCATGCTGGTCAGTATCCATTCTGCACCAGTCAAGACTGCCGTGCTGTTGATTTCTGCGCACAAGCCGGCATCTCGCCTTGGGACCGCGCCATTGACGTCTTTGACGTTTGGGTTACAGCACGCACTTACCCGATTCGTGTTGCTGGCAACTCGGGACCGCTGGAGAACGAGACCAGCTGGGCGGCTCTAGGGCTCGAAGCAGAACGCACCACAGTGACTCAAAAGATTCGCCGTGTCGGCCACTTCGACTCGAAGCTTGTCCGTGATGCGGTGGTTGCAAACGGTGGCGCACCAACTGTCAAGATAGCACTGACGATGTTTGATTACATCTTTCCGGAGCTCAAAGACCAAACACAGATTGACATTCTGTCTGATGACCAGCTCAAGTACATCTCAGACATCGAGGCTGCGACAAACGCACAGGTGTTCTTGGTTGGTACCGGACCTAGCACGATGGCGTGGGTCAAGTGAGCGAGGAGCTAACGACTAAAGACCTTGCTGCTTGGTGGCAAGCAGAAGTGCAAAAAGAGATCGAGTCTGTTGTACCGAAAGCCATCGAGTACGGCAGCGCAGATCTCAAAGTCATCGGTTATGCGTTGAGTCAGATGATAGGTGAGCCGAAAGGTGTCACACCAGATGAGCTTGGCATCGCTTTCTATGTACTTGGCAAGGTGGCGCGTCTTGTTGGCGGTTACGCTGACGGGCGCCGCCCAAGCGACGACACATGGCATGACATCGCTATTTACACCAAGATGGCGCAGTTTGCACGCGAACACAACGGTTGGGGTGGCTTCAAGGCATGATAGTCTATTTAGCTGGTCCTATCGATTTCAACGCCGAGTCTGCTGTCAACGAGCACCGGCATCAGATAAAAGAATACTTCAAGCGGTTTGAGCGTGCGTGGGTGTACGACCCGTCCAAGGCGTGGGGTGGTGGGCCAAGGCCTGACCAGTTCGTGTTCGTGCACTGGGCAAACCTGCAAGTGCTAGACCAAGCAGACCTCGTGGTGGCGATTCTAATGCGCAATACGCTGACGGTCGGCACGATTCTCGAGATTCAACGAGCACGAGAGAACGAGATTCCAGTGCTGGTCGTTGGTGATGTCGGTGAGGACAGCATCTCGCTTCACGCACTTGATGTCGAAGTGCACGAGTCAGTTGCTGGTTTTGACGACTTTTGGGTCTCTGAAATATCAAATATCGCTGCTATTCACAAACCTGTTGAAAGGAGAGAATGTGAGTGCCTTGCTTTACACGCTGCTCACGATGAGTGCGACTGCACCTACTAAGGCCTACGCCGATGATGCAGGGTTCGACTTGTACTGCGACGCAGATCTCGTTATCGAACCGTCGTCCTTTGTAGATGTTCCGCTTGGTGTTGCTATCAAAGTGCCCGAGGGGACGTGGGGCTTGCTCACAGCTCGCTCTAGCACACTCCGCAAGCATGGGCTCATGGTGGCGCAAGGCGTCATCGACTGTGGCTACACAGGGCCGCTGTTTGCTGGCATTTGGAACATGACCGACAAACCAGTTCACATAACACGAGGAATGAGACTTGTCCAGTATATCTTGATGCCTAACGCTTCACTCAACGTGGAAGCCGTTCAGGTTGATGCACTCCCCAAGACTGAGCGTGGCGCCTCGGGATTCGGGAGTTCAGGTGTCTGACCTTATTGAAACCTGTCAAGAGCTAAGAGATATCGCTCAGTGGTATCACAAGCTAAACCACGAGCTGCAACCCGGCCGCTCGGGCGAGCGCACAACCCGGTCCGTGCCGGGCCCGCGCTTGCCCCTGCGTGTCGATGTGCTTGACACGATGGTTGCGATTCAGAGTGATACAATAAGTTGGGAAGTTTTCCTACGAGTGGAGACCAACCAACCCGGGATACCGAACGGCGACCCTGTTCGATCTCTCTTTTGGGTGGCAGACGCTCTAGAAAAGTGGCCCGCTGACAAAAGACCAAAGTGGCTTGAGCTGCTGGTCGATACAGTTAGCGGACGGCATACACAGGTGAAAATCCTGTTAGGACTGGAGCAAAGGCCCTTGACAGCAAGACTAAAGTGTCCATACTGCGAACAGCGTTTAGTTATCAAGCTGGACCAAGGGCTTTTGCTCTGCAGGAACCGAGCCTGTCGTTGTGCTGCAGAGGACTGCCCATGTGCTAACGGTAAGGGACATCTATGGAAAGAAACAGACTGGCCAAGACTCGGGCTCATGCTCGACACGCCGAGTGACGTTGATGCGAGTTGACGCGTTCGTGTGCTATACTTCTCCTGTTGGGGTCGATTTGTATTTATGAGGCGGCCCAATGCTTAGAATCTCTTTATCGATAGGCGCTCTCCAAACCGAGCTGGAAACTGACGCCCCTCTTTCTTTTGATGCTATTGAGTCTGTAATGACTCGGGCCGTTCAGTCCACGCTAAACGCTTATATGGGGCTCCCACAAGAGGAGCGAATGCGCGTTATTTACGACGTTTTCAGTGACGCCGACGATGATGAAGATGATGACTAAGCCGTGTGTTATTTGTGGTGTATTGACCAAGGATTCAGCTCGTTGCGCTAAGTGCGCACGTGAGTATAATAGGGGTAGACCCTCTGCCGCACAGCGCGGTTATGACGCCAAGTGGCGCAGACTTTCTAAACAACTAAGAGAAATGCAACCGTGGTGCAGTTGGTGCGGTTCAACCGCAGATCTCACCGTGGACCACATACTCCCCCTAGCATAT